AGGCGGTATCGGCGGCGGTTCACTGGCAAGCTCTGACAACTCGCTGATTCAGCAGATGTTACAACAGCTTGGCGGGTTAACCTCGTCCCAGTCCGCAGCCGGCGCTTTAGTGCCGGGGCAAAACGCAGCCACGATAGCCCAGTACAACCAACTCACTCAACAAATACTAGGCGAAACGCCGCAGCAGCAGAAAGCCGCCGTTAACTTCGGTCAGATGGATTTTCTAAAGACTTCTCCACAAGGATTGTTAAACACGCCAAACACTGGCAGCATGGGGTTAGTCTAAATGGCCGGTAAGGCGAGCGTCGAGCAAATACTATATCGCTATCGTGAAATGTGCATAACGCGCGACGCGTGGCGGAAAATATTTGCGCTGCTTTCTCGATACGTGCTTATGCGCGTAGTCTGGTTTGGCGATACCGGCGTGCCCAGCCGCACGCCTATGCTTTCGGTTGCCGGCGTTGCCGATGACACAACCGTAGACGTGGCGCGAACCTGCGCCACCGCCCTTGGTGGCGCGTTGTGGCCGAACACGCCTAACACTTTTGAATTGGTGGCTAAGGTACCGTTTGGTGGCGACTCTGCCACATACGACACGACCGAGATAAACGAATACTGGGCGCAAGCCAGCAAGGAAGCTTATCATGTCATTGACGCGCCAGAAGCGGGCTTCCTCAAGGCCAACACGATGCACCTTGAGGAAAACGTCATCATGGGTACGTCTGGGCTCTACGGCGAAGAGATGGACGACGACGATTACCCGATCTGCTTCCATCCGGTGAGCGTTGAAACTTGCGTGGTCGATGAGGGCCCAAACGGGCGCATAGACACAGTTTACTTTGAGTACGTCATGTCGGCTCGGCAGATAGTCGAGAAGTACGACAAGGTGGCGCCGGCGGTGCGCGCGCTCTACAACAGCAACAAGACAGAGGACCGCGTTAAGGTCATCCAGGCTATCCAACCGCGAGCCGGCGGCAAGCGCGGCGCTAAGAACGACGAGAAGCCTTACTCTAGTACGCACGTCGATCCCACCGCCAGGCTAATTATGAAAGAGTCGGGCATAGACGATTGCCCCGTTTGGGTATCGCGATTTAGCCAGCGCCCCGCTGAAATTTACGGGCGCAGTTTGGCGATGTACGCGTTGCCGACGATCAAAGAGCTTAACATCATTCGCCGCGCTTACTCATTCTCATTGGAGAAAGCGCTTGATGTCCCGCTTGGGTACTACCCCGAGATGCTTGGTGGTGTTACCAAGGTAGAGGCAGGACCGGGCGCCCGTGTCCCCTGTTACAACAGCACGCGGGCGCCGGAAGGTCAGAAGCCCATTTTCGAACTGCTTAACGTGCAGGAACCGCAGAAGGCAGGCGAGCGCATACAAGAGCTCATGGCTGAACTGCGCATAAAGTTCCTGATCGATAAGCTGCTTGACTTCAACAACGAATCGCGTATGACCCTTGGCGAAGCGAAGATGCGCGGTGACTTCCGCAACCAGGCGCTAGGCGGGGTGTTTGGTCCCCAGATTATCGAAGTTTACCACCCGCTAATTAAGTGGGTCGTCCGTTTGCTTTACCGTCGTAGAAGGCTTGGCTTACACCCTATTAAGGATATGCTCAAGATCAACCAGGCGAAAGCGGAGGGTAAAACGGTTTTCGTTATACCAGTCGCGGTGGCTGCTTTGATGGATAACGGCAAGGATGCATTTACCGTGCGGTTCATCTCACCGGCCGCCCGAGCCATGAAAGCCGACAGCCAATACGGCTTGGAGCAGTTAATTAACTTCTGCCTCACTTTGCATAACGCGGGTGTTACCGACGCCCTGGATAACATCGACACTGACGCTTCTATTAAACTTGCCCAGGATGCTTACGGCGCACCGTTGGCAGCACTGCGCAGCGGCGATAGCAAAAAGAAGGTTCGCAAGATGAAAGCCGATCAACTGCAGGAGCAAATGAAAATGGCTATGCAGGAGCAGGGTGCGGTTATCCAGGACAAGATCGCCAAGGCGAACAAGAACAACTCACAAGCGGGCATAGCGCCTCAACAGCCAATGATGAACGGACAGGGGATCGCACCAAATGCCGCATGACCTTGACGACATGGCCGACGACTTCGAGCGACACATGCCGGTCGATCAATCCGACCTGCGCGAAGGCGAAAAGGAAGCCACGCTGGATAAAGTGCTTGAAGACGAAAAGGCGGTGCGCGCTGCGTTTAGGCAAGTGGCGGCGTCCGAGCTTGGTATGGTGGTGATGCGACGTATCTATGCGATGACGGGCTACTCAAGCTTTCTAGCGCAGAGAAGCGCCACCGGATTTGATACCACGGCAACAATGTATAACGTAGCCCGGCGTGACCTGTGGGTCGAGCTTAGGGGCATGTTAGACGCGAAAGAGCTACGAGAAATTGAAAACCCGATTTTAGGGGATATTTAAGATGGCAGACGAAGGCACCACATCGTTTCAAGTACCGACCGGCACGGCAGCGGCACCACCGCCCGTAGCGGCGCCTGCGGCAGCCGGCACGCCTGATTTTATGTCGTTCGTTCCCGACGCTTACAAAGAGACGCCGTGGGTAAAAGAATACGCCGGCACGGACAAGCCCTTTGAAAACCTGTTCAACGGCTACGTAAACGCCCGGGAGCTAATTGGTAGGAAGTCGGAAGGCTTGCAAGTGCCAACTGCCGAGTCAACGCCGGAACAGATCGCCGCCTGGAATAAAGCGGTCGGCGTGCCCGAGAAGTTTGACGGCTACCAGTACACGCCGCCAGACGTCACCAAAGAGCCCGAGCAGGTTCAGACCGTGATCAAGGGGATCACAAACGACGCCTTCCTTAATAAAATGCGCGAAGCGGCCCACAAAGCCGGGCTTTCTGACAAGCAGTTCGCCGCGCTGGCTGGGCAGTACGACGCGCACACGGTGGAGCAGGTTAAGGGTATCGTCGCGGCTAACGAAACCGCACGCGCGAATTACGTCGCTGAGCAAAACACCAAAGTAAAAGCCATCTACGGGGATAAGGCGGATTCAGCGCACGCAACCGCGAAAGAGGTGGCGCTAAAGGTTTTGCCGGAGGCGGTGCGCAACACTAAAGACCCGGAGATATGCTTGTTAGCGGCGCTTAACTACATTCATGAGCAAGGCTTCAAAGGCGATTCGGTCATGCGCCCAGGCGCTAATGCCGCTAACGCGGTGGGCGACGTGCGAGCCGAGATCATGAAACAACGCTCGTACCTTTCGGGGTTAAAAAACGGGTTTCAAAATCCCGAGTACAACGACGCGAAGACAAAGCTTGACGCGCTCTATAAGTTAGAGCACGATATGAAAAGTAAAAAGGAGTAACGAAAATGCGTAGATTTTTAGCGGCACTGTCGGTGGCGTTGTCGCTGGTTATCTCGCCAGCGTTGGCGGGTCCGATTGTCGGCCCTGCGGCGATGACCTTTGAAACGATTTCGGCCACAGGGACAAGCGGCGTCGTGTCGCTTAACTCGCAGAGTGCGAGTATCACGGTAGTGAACCTCTCGACCACGGCGACGGTTTATTTCAGCGCCGTGGCGCCAGCCACTACGAGCAGTGCACCGATTTTGCCGCAAACCGCGTATAGCTATTTTGACCCAAACGCGGCGCTTAAAAGCTTTTCGCTAATCACTGGTACCGGGACGGTTTCCGTGGGGGTTTTCGCGCACTAATGAAATACGCTAAGTTGACGGCGGCCTGGGTCGCAACCCTGTTTTCTCTTTTTGCGTCGATCGGTTACGTCTACGCCGACACTTACACGTTTCAAGCTGCCGGGGGTGCTGGTGGCGCATTAGGCGGCAACGGTGTTGATGGCGCGATTACCAAAGTAGCGACAACCGAATCAACAATTATCCAACAGAATGCCACCACTTGGACAAACACAGCCAGCGACACGTACACGGTGCAAAGCGGCTCGCAGATAGATGCCACAACCTCTATCTCTGTGCCGGGAACGTTGTCGGTTGCAACCGCAATGCCGGGAGGGGTTTACCTCGTCGGCTCCAACAATTATGCGTTTGGCAGCGGGGTATCCGGAGGGACCAGTACCTATAACACGGGTGGCGGTGGCGGTGGCTTCGGCGGTGCCGGTGGAAATACGGAAGACAGTAACTCTTCGTACCAAGGTACTGGCGGTGCCGCAGTAGCGTTAAGTTACGGGGCTGTTGGGAGCGGAGGTGGGAGCGGCACCAGTGGCTCCAGTGGCTCTTCCGGCGCAGCAGGGGGCGGATGTGTCCGGCTGGTCTCCGCCGGTCCTATTTCTCTTCCCAGTGGCGGCCTCATATCAGCAGTAGGAGGCAGTGTCACTACAACTCCAAACTATAACGCAGGTGGTGGTGGCTCAGGTGGTGGCGAGTATGAGTACTCCCTCGTCTCAATTACCCACTCTTCGGGCTCGACCGTTAATGTTTCTGGGGGGGCTGGTGGTTCAGTGGGGACTGGAGGTGCTGGTGGAGGAGGAGGCGGTGGCTTTAGCCTCGCAATGAGCCCTTCGAATACGCTCAGCGGAACCACTAACGTTTCAGGCGGGGCGGCTGGCTCTTCCGGCGTAGGGCTCAGCGCCGCTGGCTCTTCCGGCGTAGCTATTTCTATTACTGGAACGCCATCTCTCCCGCTTATCGCAATGCACGAAAAGCGCACCGCTGACATGAAAACCCTGGCGCAGTGCGAGCAAGCATTAGGGCGACAAGGCGAGCTGGTGAAGTGGACGCAGCGCGAGAACACAAGCTTTATCGCAGCGCTTGAAAGCAAGGATAACGACACTTTCCGCCAAACTGCGTTCCTGCTCAACAACGGCGTAGGACTCGACGGACACGGCGAAGTTTGCCTGCTCGGAGTTGGCGATGAAATACGCTAAGTTGACGGCGGCCTGGGTCGCAATCCTGTTTTCTCTTTTTGCGTCGATCGGTTACGTCTACGCCGACACTTACACGTTTCAAGCTGCCGGGGGTGCTGGCGGTGTGACCAGCATCATCGCTGGTACAAACGTCACCATCAGCCCAACTTCTGGTGTGGGCGCTGTCACAATCAACTCATCTGGCGGTGGCGGGGGTTCGGTCACTATCACAAGTCCCTTGGGGACCATAGTTGTGGGCGGAACAAGTTCTGCGCCAACGCTAGACGTTAATGCCACGCCGACAGCAAACACAAGCTTAGGTTGGAATGGGGCAACCGTATTTGGCGCTTACGCAAACGCCGTCAACGCTGCTATAGCTGGCCAAGTTGCATACTACGCGTCATCCGGTGCGCAGCTAACCGGCAATGCGCTGATGACGATTACCAACGGCATTTTGAGTCTAGGCAACCCTGGCTCAACGCTTGGCGGCATCCTCTTTGCCGATAGCGGTGACTCCAACACAAGCACCATTGAAGCACCGGCAACCGGCGTATCGGTCGTCTACAAGCTCCCAGCAGCTTTGCCGACGGGTTCAACACAAGTTTTAACGCCGGGCGGCACCACCAGCCCGCTCCAATTGACTTGGGCTAATGCTGGCTCCGGTTCACCTGGTGGCTCTTCTGGCAACCTTCAATACAACAACAGCGGGGCCTTTGGTGGCACACCTACCGTAAGCGGCGATTTTACGCTACCCGGTTCAACAGGTGTCGGTACTCTTGCCACCGTTAACAGCAATGTTGGCTCATACACTAGCGCGAACATAACGGTAAACGCGAAAGGTTTGATTACAGCCGCTGCTAACGGCTCTGGCGGCGGTTCAAGCGGCGCATTCCCCGCGATAACGACAACAACCCCGCGTACCTTTACGCAGATTAACGCATCTACAAATGGCAACAATTTTAACAGAATTGGCGGTGTAGCCGCTCCGGGGAACGGGACCACAGCAGGAACGTTGGCCGGGGTGAATTACACCGGTTTTGTTAACTTGGCGACAACTGCCAGTACTAATAATAGCGCGTATGTTTACGACGTTGGCGCCGCCGTGTACACCGGGCAGTTGCCGCGAATGATAGCAACGGTTAGCACCGGGCCTAACTCAACCGACATTGTGACTTGCAGATACTGGATAGGGATGTTCAACAGCCCCGCTACAGATTTTGCAACAGCCACCCCCTCTGATGCTTTTACAGGTTTCCGGTATGACACCACGGCTGATGGTACGCCTTACTGGAGATGCTTTAACGGCAATACAAGCGGTAACTCGGCGGTAACCACCACAACCGTAGCGGTTACTTCCAACACTACCTACACGTTTGCCATAGATACGTCGACCGCTGGACAGATTACGTATTACATCAACGGTGTATCGGTTGCAGTGATCACCACAAGTTTACCCACGACGAATACTAACTACCAATTAATCCCAGGCGTTTCCATAACTAACCTGCTTTCCACTGCGGTTAACGTCCGAGTACGGTCGATACTTATGGATCAGAACTAAAATGCGGAAACTGCTAGCGCTCATAATATGCTTCTTTACGGTAGCGCTTCCGTCGTTTGCACAAGGGGCAACCGGTAGCACGCTCTCGCCGCAACGCGGTCCACTCAGTTACCCCACAATAAACTACCCTAATACGATCCCGTATAGGTGGCCGCTCTCGGTGTCCACGCCTAATGCGTACAACACCTTTACGAGCGGGGCAATCTCGTTCACGATTGCATCGCAGCTAACTACAGGTGGCGGCGGCCCAATTTATACGACGATGCCTGCCGGTATCGCGTACACGATCTCAGATATTAGCGGCGCTTTGATTGTACCTCAAACGCTAATCGGAGGCACCCCGGCGCTCCCGTATACACTCACACCCCCGGCAATATCTAAATACGGTTGGTACGAGTTGCGGTTATTCGACCCCAATTTAGAGCCTACGAATTTTGCGGGCAATGCTAGGGGCTGGTGCCTCTTCAATTACGAACCGTCGGATGCTCGATACTTATCAGCGCCTGCATACAGTTGGAATGCAGGCAATCTCGCTAGCGACCCTGGCGACATAAGCGCGTGTCCAGGTATGCATGGGTGTTTTGATACAGGTCCAATGAGGCTAGCTTTTCCTGAGCGCACCACAACAGCAGCGGCACAAGCGGACGCCAACGCGTACCTTGCTGATCTAAACACAGATTTAACCGCTGGTTGGTGCGCTATGACCATGGATTCTGTGCGCCCTCATCTGCACTTAGCTAGCTTCCCAAATTTCTCAGGCAGTGCACAAGACATTGCAAACGTCACCGCCTGCGCGGCTATCCTTGGTACTCAGGTTGCGTACATAGGTTACAACGAACCGCAATCCGCTTACACTCCCTCAGCGTTTGCCGCACTCCACGCTCAATTTGTTGCTGCCGTGCACGCGGGGGCGCCCGGTGCAAAGATTCTCGGACCTAGCATCGTTGGCTTCAATCTTAGCGGCGGTTTACAAACCTGGCTTAACTCTTTTCTCGCCTTATCCCCACACCTTGACGGACTGTCTATCCACCTATACAACACCGTTCAAGGGGATGAAATATGGGAAGGGGAGCAGTCGCTACCCGCTCTAAAAACAACCATGTCCAATAACGGCTACGGCTCTACACCCATATGGTGCGACGAAGTTGGTATGGCGTGCGGCACAAACCCTGACGGTTTGTACAAGTTCCGGCGCCAAGCCGCTCAAGCGGTGCGGCAAGCAGGGCAAATGGAAATGTACGGCATACCGCATCAACAACAGTCATGGTTCTACGACATCTCGCACGGGTTCTGGACATTCCCTACGTTTTCGATGATCCAGCAAAACATCACTACCGGTGTGACCATAGGCCAAACAAATCAAGATTGTCTACCGTCGATTCCCGCCTTGCGTGTGCTCAGTCAACAAACCTGGGGCGCCACTCCAGTCGGTGCGCTCAATCTCGGTAATGCAGGCGACTACGTAAAAGCATATCAGTGGTCCAATGCTAGCGGCTACGTAACACAGCTATTCACAAGTGGACTGGCATCGATTAACTGCACTGTCAGTGGTGCCACCTCTGCCGTCGACATTTGGGGCAACTCAGTATCGGTTGCTGGCGGCAATCTTACTTTGACTGATTTACCGATTTACGTAACCAGCACCACAGCTTTGTCTGTCACTGATATCGGTAACGGCTTGATGACTGCAACCAATATCGCGACTACGGCTACGCCAACGGTAACAAGCGGCGCATCGCTCACAATACTGTCACGAGTCAACGACAATCTACTTAACAGCGGTTATTACGATCCGTCGAATCTGATGTACAGCGACACGAATAACATCATGCCGATCACACTTACTTTGACATGGGGCTCAGGTCAGACCGTCAAGCGCATCGGCGTATTATCAGGGCGGCCGTTCCAAAGTCAGTCGGCGGCGCTCGCTTACACCATTGATGCCTTTGTAGCAGGTACTTGGCAGAACGGCATTGCAAATTACACTGCGCCCACTGCTGATTCTGTTAGCACAAGCTTCGCCAACATGGGTACAGGTTGCAACTTCGAGTCATTCACGGCTGGAACATGGCAGCAGCATTTTGTTTTGCCGACAGCGCTCACCAACGTCACGGCTATCCGATACAACCTGACAGCGGCAACCTGGGGCAACGACCCGGATTACGACTCAGCGCACGTGAGCAATGCGCCTTACACCTGGCAGGGCAGCCCGCCGCATTTGACGATGGATGACCTACGCGTGTACAGTAATTGACAGTTAAAACTTTTAGTTATATAACTAACGCGTGGGCAGCCCTCGGCGGGGTCCGCAATCCGTAAGACGTCTGGGATAGCCCAGGTAGCGCCCCAAAGATCACAGCCAAATACATCTTTTGTATACGCACTGTCCCTCTTTGGAGAAACACCTATGGCCGCTACTGGCGCAACTATTGCTGACGTACTCGTTACGCAGTTTTCCGATACCATGTTTGAACTGGCCCAACAGACAGAGGCGCGTTTTCGCCCATTTGTTGAGCTAAAAGAGTTAACCGGCGAGTTTTCGATGGAAAACCGAGTCGGCTCCGTAGAAGCGCAAGACTTGAATACCAGGTCACCGCGTATCAACCCAGACGACATGCCTTGGGATACCCGCCAATTGGTGGGTCAATCTTTCGGCGTACCGATCTGGATTGATCGATGGGACGCCGAGCGTATGCTCACCGATCCTAACAGCATCGTCGCAATGCGTTGCATCCAAGCTCTTGAGCGTAAGTTCGACCGCTTGTGCGTTACCGCGTTAACCGCAACCGTCAACACAGGTAGAGCCGCTAGCGTACCGGTAACCTCTGGTACTGATGGCGTGAAGACCCTTGACGCCTCGCAAGGCTTCACGTACGAAACGATTTTGCAGTTGGATGCTTACTTCCAGGGCGCTGAAATTGAGACAGACTCACGCGGTCAGACTCAAATGCGCAAGGGCTTGTTCATCTCTGAGCAAGAGCACCAACAACTGATGAAGGAAGGCACCCTAACCTCACGTGACTACGTGGAACAGCGCGTCGTTGAAAACGGCAAGCTGACCCGAGCCGGTGACTTTGAGGTGGTTGTCTTTGGTTCGCTCATGCCCACTCCGCAGCTTCCAGTGGTCAACACGCTTCGTACATGCTTTGCCGTCGCTTCCGGCGGTCTGCGGGTTCGGTTGCAGAAAGCCTGGGAAGTGCGCGTTATCCAGCAATTGGAGAACGTGTGGAGAACAACCCAAATCACCGCTGAAGGTCAAATGGGCGTGGTCCGTATGGAAGGCCCTCGCGTTCAGGCAATCACTACCCAAGCCTACTAAGGCGCATCCCAAGAGCTTATAGGAGCTAAACAAGTGAGCAAAAACTATTTCCCCTACAAGGGGCAAGCAGAAGACCTAAACGGGGTGCCTGAAGATTGGGCCTTGGAACAGGGCGGCATTGAAGCGTTTATTTTCCAAAAGGACTTCACCATCCCTACGACTGACGGCAACGGATCAACCTATTGCATCATGCAAGGCGTTCCGGCTGGCGCGATCATCTCTGAGTTATGGGGCGAGATCGACGCTGACGCCGACTTCACGTCGCTAAGCGTTGGTTTGTACGACTCCGACCTTGGCACCGCGAAGGCCATCGCCTGCTATTCGCTGCACCAAAACGTGGCGGCTGGCAGCACCAAGTTAGCACCGTTCGATTTGATGCTGGCGCTCACCCACGCTCAGACTAAGCAAAGAGTCTGGGAACTGGCGGGCGACACGATCACCACAAAGAAAGCCCGTTATGACTTGGTAGCGACTGCGGTTACCGCTGCAGGCGTTGCACAAATCCTCATGACGGTACGCGGCAAGCTGTCCCGTTCGCAATAGGACTAGAAGAGTCGAAAAACAGCCGGGGGTAACCCCGGCTTTCTAAAAGGAAAGACAATGAAACGAGCACTAGCAGCCGCGATTCTTAGCCTTATAAGCTCCATGAGCCCGGCTCTCGCGCAACTCCAAACCAACGGGCAGATTAACGCGTCTAACGAGCAAGCGTTCAGGGCTAACGCGCACTTTTACCGCAAGGTAACGCTGCACATGGGGGGAGGCCCGCTTGGCGGTATCGCTCAGCAGCACCTCGCTATCGGGCAAATATACGCGCTGCTTACGCCGCTTTCGTCTCTTACTACCGCTACGGTGGTGGCTGGGCAGACCCTGCCGGCTTACACCTTCTCAACCAAGGCAACCCCGGTGCAAGGCGACGCCCGCGTATTGCGCGGCAGGGTTTACGGCAAGTGCGCCGCTAACGGCAACACCAAAGTAATTAACTTAGTGTTCGGCACTGCCACCATTGCGCTGTTAAACGCGGCGTCAAACGCCAAAGACTTCTGCATAGATTTTGAGATTTACCCAACCGGGCTCAACACCCAGCAATTAAACATTGGTGGGTACGCCAACGCAGCTTTGTTAAACGGGCTCAGCGCTTCCGAAACCCAAACTACCACAGGGGCCCTGGACGTTAAGATTAGCGTTCCAGCGACCACTGGGGCCGCCGACGTCGTGATTAACGGGCTCGATATTTTTGGCGAAAGCTAAGCCGTGGCGGCGCCGGGGGTACCGCTGGACCTGGTAAATCTGGCGCTATCGAAACTCTACGCTAAACCGATAACCTCGCTCGACGACCTAAACAGCCCCGCGGCTCGCGCGGGCAACATGGTTTACGACCAAGAGCGGCGATCGCTTCTGCGTCAAGAACCGTGGAACTTCGCCACCGTGCGAGGCGTGGTCACGCTCACCGAAGCGGCACCGATCATCAGCATGGACGGGCTCGCGCAGCTATATACCTACGCTTTTCCGAATAACCTGCTCAGACTGTGCCAAATTGGTTGGGACGTCTACAACGACTATTGCAAAATTTTCTATAAGGTTCAGGGCCGCAACGTCCTGACAAACCCATTTCAGCCGGCGCTCGGTCCTGCGGTTATATATCAGCAGCCGGTGCAGGTATGCCCGCCGGTGCCGATACCGTCAATTGACATCCTCTATGTTTCCGATGATACGGCGATCTCTGATTACGACCCGCTGTTTATCGACGTCTTGGTGTATAAGCTCGCTATCGCTTTGTGCTTCCCCGTAACCGGCAACACCCAAATGGTGGGGGCGCTTACCGAGTTTTACGAAGAGTCGCTTAAGCTCGCCATTGGCGCGAACTGCCAAGAGAACCCAATTACGTGGGTGCAACCTGATCCGATTCGCGCGGGGCGCTTAACCGGGTCCGACGACTGGGGCGGGTTTTTCTAAATGGCAGAGCGCGCTAGCCCGTCACTGATAGACTTTTCAGGCGGTGAAAAATCGCCGCTCATGGCAGCACGCACAGACGACCCCGGTTACGCCAAGTCGCTTACCTGGTGCCAGAACTTTATTATTCAGCCGCAAGGGCCCGCGGATTACCGCACAGGTAACCAGCTTTGCGCGACCACCAATGCGAACGCCACCGCGTATTTAATGCCGTGGCAGTTCAGCGCGCTAGACGCGATCGTTATTGAGATAACCGACAGCACCATGCGGTTTTACCGTAACGGCGGGCTCATACTAAACTCGCCTGTCACCATATCCGGTGTCACCCAAGCGAACCCCGCAGTCGTCACCGCTACCGCGCACGGTTACTCAAACGGGCAACAAGTCTATATTTCAGGCGTATGGGGTATGCAGCAGGTTAACGGGCGTCTCTACACCGTGGCGGGCCAGACGACCAACACGTTCCAGCTTCAAGACCAATTTGGTAATAACGTCGATTCGACTACGTACACGGCTTGGACCGCTAACGGCACCGTGGCGTCGGTTTACACGCTTGCCACGCCCTATTTACTTCCTGACCTCCCGCTGCTTCGCTGGGCGCAAACTGCCGACGTCGGTTACATCGTCAATCAAAACTACGCGCCTGAAAAACTAGTGCGCAGCGCGTTTGCTAGCTGGGCGATCAACACGTTCAGCCGCACAAACGATCCTTTTACCGGTGGCACCACTTACGCCATAACCGGGATTACCCGAGCGCTCCCCGGTGTCGTGACGGTTGCGTCGACCACGGGCTTGGCAAACGGCAACGTGATCCAGATTTATGGGCTTGGTAGCGGGTCCATGAAACAGCTAGCAGGCAACAACTATATCGTGGCGAACCTGACCAGCACTACGTTTTCGCTTGAGGACACCGCCGGCAACCCCCTTGACACAACCAGATACCACTCATACTCAAGTGGCGGCACGGTTAAGCTGGTCAACAACTTCCCGCGCGGCGTTTGCTTCACCCCAGACGGGCGCCTGTGCTACGTTAACTCGCGGTTAAACCCGATGGGCTTGTGGGCTTCTCGGCTGCCTGGCGCCGGCTCGGGTAGCGGATACACCCCCGGCACGCAAACCAACTACGACGACTTTTCAACCGGCGCTACCGACGATATGGCGTACGCCTACCAATTCTCACCCATCAACGGCGAGATCGACGCGATCTTAGAAGTGAAGCCGTTTGGCGGCATGTTGTCGCTACTTGGTAATACCGCTGTGCAGCAAGCTTACGGCGCTCAAACAGGGCAGCCACCAAACCCAACGGCTATCGGGGAGCTCTCCACGATTCAGGGCGCTGCCAATGTGCAGCCCGTGGCGATTAACCAAAGTCTTATGTTCGTTGACGCCAACCAAAAGAAGCTACGCGCGCTGCAATTCAATTTTTATTCAAGCGCTTTCGTGCCGCTCGACATGAACAAGGACTCAGAGCACTTTGGTAAGGAGTCGCCTTTCATCAAGCTTTGCCATGTCAAGGGCGTTCCGGAGGTAATTTTCGTACTGCGCGCCGACGGGGTTTTGCTCTCCTTCACCTTCACTAACACCGATTCAAAAGACTTGGTGGCAACCGCGGTAGACAGCTACGTGGGCGCCTGGGCGCGCCATTACGTCGGGGGCGGTGGGCAAGTAATAGACATTTGTTCCATACGCGAATCAAGCGGCTACGACCGCCTCTACATGACGGTCCAGCGCACGATCAGCGCCCAAGTAGTGAACACCGTCGAGGTTATGTCGATCCCGACTCAGCTACCTTTGCGTCGGACGTTTTGGTCTGGGGGCTCGGGCGACGCAGCGAAGTACGCCGACGACCAGCTTTGGGCTAACTCATGCTGGGAAGCGGCTAAGGGACTGTGCTACCTCGACATGGCGCTAAATTACAACGGCACCGCACGGGGGCTGGCCGCCGGCGCCACCATGACGCCAAGCGCCACAACTGGCGCGTGCATAACCTTGACAGCCAGCGCGGCGGTTTTCCAACCAGCCGACGTGGGCTCTCAAGTCTGGAAAAACCTGGGTGCCGGCGGCGCGTTTACCGGGCAGGCGCGAATCACCGCGTACGTGAACAGCACCACGGTTACCGCCGACGTATTGGTGAACTTCGACAGCTTAACCCCGATTGCCGCTGGCTCATGGTACTTCGCCGTTAACCAAGTGGTAAACCTGCAGCTATTTGCTGGGCAGACGATAAACGTTCAAGCAGACGGCGGCGCTCACCCAGCGGTCACCGTGTCGGCTACCGGCGTAGCGACGCTTGAATACTACGTAAGCGTGGCAAACTTCGGCTTCTCCTACACCGGGCGTCTCGCTACGCAGAACCTGGCGTTCCTCACGTCTTCAGGACCGGGCACCAACAAGCCGCGCATAGTCAACAGGATTCGCCCGAGGTTTGATACTTCCTTTGGTGGCAAGGTTGGTACGTCTGATTACGACCTGCAAGAGATTTATTTCAGACCCGCTGGGCAAGCAGCGGGCACGCCTGCGCAGCCGTTTACTGGCGTAGTCGATACCGTGAACTGGGATCAGTACGACCTCGGCGTAAAAGAAGTTGTGGTAGTGCAGCAAGACCCCACGCGGTGCTGCGTCCTCGGCCTAGATGTAGAGGGGTACAAGAGTGCACCCCCTTAGAACCGAGGTAACTCCATTTAAGTTTCTCGACTTCGACGGGTTTAAGTTCGTCGGTGAGCAAGGCGTAGCGCTTGAGATGGCGGATAAGATGGCGTCGTTAAACGCCGCTAACACTGACCGCGCTTTCTGCGGCACGGTGAGACGTGACGGTCAGGTCTTGTTTGTCGGCGGGTTTCTCGAGTCGAGCCCTGGGGTAGCGGAAGTCTTCGTCATCCCCGAGAAGACCGGGATACAGAAGCACCCGAAAGTTTTTCACAAACTGGCCAGGAGGTTCCTCGAGCACGTCTTGAGGAAAGATTGGTGTGATCGCGCGGAAACCGCCAGCGTTAACCGCTACCAGGTTAATAGGTGGATGACCGCGTTGGGTTTTAGTTGTGAGGGCTATACTGGCACTGAATACAAGAAGTGGGTGAGATGGGCGCAGGCTTAGGAAATTTAATCGACGCCGGCGGGCAGAACTCCTTGCTGAACTTGCAGCAAGGCACGAACATGATCGGCGCCAGCCTGCAGAACCAATCGGCTCAGGCTCAGGCTACCGCGCTGACGCAGGAAGCCGGCGACGTTTTCGAGCAGGCGCAGGTAGAAGCCAGCCAAGCTACCATTCAGTGGAAAACGGCTTACGGCAACCAGGACGAGCAATACGCGAGTAACGGCGTGGAACAGACGGGCAGTCCGCTAACCATGCTTAACGAAACGCGTATGCAGGGTGAGCAACAAGTTAGCTTGATCCAACAGCAAGGCGCGCTACAACAGAGCTTGTTATTAACTCAGGCTAATCAGGCTCAGTTAACCGGATTGTCAGATATTCTAGGGGCTGAAGGTCAGAACCAGATCGCCGCTCAGCAAAACCAGATCACGCAGCAGCAAGAGGAAACACAAGCGATGATGTCATTCCTTGGTATGGGCGCCGGTTTCGGTGGCGGCATCCTTGCCGGCGCTACACCGTCCATCATGAAGGCGTTAGGTTTCTAAATGGTAGAGATAAAACCATACAGCGAAGGCTCAATACCAAACCTGGCAGTCGGCACGCCGGGGATTAACAACGCGCCGGGCGAAACTTTTAGGTCACTGGCCAAAGATATTGGCGACGTGCGCCAACAGATAGGGCAATCGAAGCTCACGAAGCTAAACGCGATACTCGAACCGTTTACCAAACAGGCACCGTATTTAGGGTCAGCTATTGGTGGTGAGATCACGCGCCATCTTAATGACGTGGCGCACAAAGCCGCTCAGCAAGCCACGTTGCAAGCCGACCAGGGCGCGGAAGAGGGCAACTCTCAATACGCCAGCGTCGCCTACCAGAAGCGCATGGACCTGCAATCCAAGAACGCGGATAACCCCGCGCAGGCAGTCGCGGATTTAAAAGACTACCACGAGCAGGCTAGAGATCTCACGCTCGGCATGTTCGACCAGCAGTACAACGACGCAAAGGGGAACAGTACGCAGCTTGCCGCGCGTAACAAGCTAGAGGCGGGCATCGATGCTAGCGCTTTGTCGGAGAACAAGGCTGCGTATAGTTGGATGCAGGGCAAGCAGCACGCCCAGTCGCAAGCGTTTGTCGAGGGCGTCCCGCTAAAGGCAGCCGCTGAGATCTCGTCTATGACCGGCACGCCGGAAGAGATGCTTAAGCAGGGCAGCGATATCATGGCCATCGCAAGTAACGCGCTGAAGGGCTCGGCCACTGCACTACCAGTGGAGGCGCTGAAAGCCGCTCAGCAAGTGCGCGGTCTACCGGTAACCCTTGGTCAGAAACTATTGGAGAGCGCGCCGCGAGTACCGTACGACGCCACGCCGGAAGAGAAAACAAAAGTTATGGAAGGGCGCGTAGCGTATGCGCGTAATATCGGCAACGCGATAGCCAACGACGAGCTAGGACCGATGGACGCGACGGCCAAAATAGGGCTACTAGATTCGGCCAGCGTAGATATGCGGCAGTACGGCACGGAACTCGGGCAGCACCTTAAGCATATGAATCTGCACGAGGACAACGAAGTAGCCAAGCTTCATAGTGAGATCAAAGTAAACGCGGGTAGCGATCGCTACCAGCAAGGCGCGCAGCTTCATATCCTGAGCGCGATTAAGAACGTCGAAACAGACGTGGCGGGGAAACTTGCGGACAAAAGCATACCGGAAGAGGTGCAGAACCAGTACATAGCTAACCGCGATGCGCGTATAAGCAACCTTAGAACGGCTTATGGTGAGGCAACCACCAACCGAAACGCGATAGCGACCGCGGCCAAACAAGCGCGTCACGAAGCCGAGATGGAAGCGCGGCGCGAGCAGTCAGACGCGCGGCGCGAACAGCGGTTACAAGATCGCAGCATGAACGCGGTTAAGCAAATGGAACTATTCGCGGACACGCGCCAGATAGCCGACTTAAACCAGAACCCCGAGGCTAACGCAGACCAGATAAAAGCGCTACATGGTAGCGTCGAGAAGAAGGCGCTTGCCGCCCAGGCAGCGGGTGTCCTCACGCCAGCGCAGGCCAACCACTTTATCAAGGGCGCGTCTACGGCTGCGGTAAATAAAGCCCAAAAGAAAGCAGCCATTTTAAGCGCCGACGGCGAAGCGTACCACATCATTACGCAGATGAAGGGCTACGCGGACATCGACGCTATCCAGAACATGGGGTCCATAGTCGAGCTCGGGCAGCACTTAACCCGCCAGGTAACCCAAGCCGAGGCCAAGGGGCTCATCAATCCAAGGCGCGCAGCCAGTCTTAAGGACGCCGCGCTGGCGATCTCTGACCAGGGTAACAGCGTGGTTTGGGACGTTCCGCAAACATTCGGCCGGTACCCTATGGTGAACCAGGAAAACCACATGGCAGCGGGGCCGTTTGACATGCATATCCCAGTGCATCCAGCGATCCTTAACATGTTCGGACAAAAGAAAGCCAACTTTGACCAGGCGCAGAAACAGCGCTCGGCAGCCGCCGCCAAGATAACCGGGATCATCAACGGGCTGATGAACGACCAGCAGGCGCGGAATAACAACTACGAGCTTGGTTTTACGCCGGACATGCAAGATCGTTACGACGGTCTTGCGCAGATAGCCCGCGACTCAGCAAAGGCGCAGAAGTGGACACCTATAGAACTTCAGATACAATTGCAGAAGGCGCAGAATATGGTGCTGGAAGACGGGCACCCCAGCGCGGTTCGCTCTATTCCAGAAGGTTATGAAGTCTATAAAGGACGCGGCGTAGTGAGTGGTGGTCAGAACCCGATTGATGTTGTTAGGCAGCACGTCATACCCGGCGCCGAGCACCAAGACGGGCACGGTGAAGAGCACAACCCCGTTGTTGACACGGTAGACGTGGTGCGTAAAACGTTTACAGGCGGTAAGTAATGGCAGTCAGACCAGAGGACATAATGGCTACGCGGCCGCAAGTGCCCGAGGGCGTGACCGCCGCAACCGGTGGCTACACTGACCCGCAACAAATCATGACAGTACCGCCCGTGGTGCCGCCGCTCGAACAGTCACCAACCAAGCTTAGCTACGAGCCAAAACCTGGCTGGCAGAAAGGTTACGTAAGCATGCTGCAGGACCACTTGCAGCAAGGCATGAGCGGCATGGCTGCGTCGGTTAACGGTTACGGTATCCTCACAGGTGTTAACACTGCAGCTAACGCAAAGAAGCAAGTGGAGACAGCCGACTACGCGCAGGCTACCCAAAACATCCACGACTATGCAAATGGCGACGGCTACAAGCAGTTTCTAGCAAACATTGGCGGCGGCTGGGAAGCTGGGCAAGTGCCCTCTTTGGGCGCCGTCGGCGCGGGCATGGGCTTTGGTGCGGGCGCGGCTTTACTTCTGGGCACACCGCCCGGTTGGGGAATAGCCTTTGGTGGCGGCGCGATTATGGGCGCGCTCGCGGCTGGGCACATGATGTACGACCAACACGTTAACCGTGGCGTCGATCTGAACACGTCTAAGGTTGCCGCGCTCGCATCCGGCATCGGGGCTTACGCCCTGGGGATTCTTGGTGGCAAGGCTACTGCCACCGCCCTTGGTGCTGCATCCAGCGCAGGCGTAACCACGCTGGCTGGGCGCCTTGTCGCCAATATGAAAGTACAGATCCCGGCTACCTTGGTTCAAAATTTGCAAGACTCGGTTATCAAGTTTGTGTCTACCAATGCCGCAGGCGTCGACCGCCCATACACGCTAGCCGACGGTATGCGCGATATGAGCGAAGCCGTCGTGCAGACTTTCGCAATGGCGCCCATAAACGCAGCCGGCACAGAGGTAGTTGGGCGCCTGGCTGGTAGCGCCACGGTTAATAACTTCTTGTCTGAGGAACGGGGCAGCGCCTCGCCGTTTAGCCTCCTGCCGGAAGAGGCGGTTAAGGCGCTGCAAGACAAACTTGACGAGATGGTAGCGGCAAAGAAGCAAGAACGCGATGCGCGGATACTTGGCGAAGTAGGAAAGAAACAGAAACTTAACGAGGACCAAGCGCATTTCGAAGAGAAGTTTAACGCCATGGACGCATCCGGGCTCGACTTCATGATGAAACTCGGTTTAAGCCCCGAGATGCACGCGCGGACCTACCAACGATGGCTGAAGCTGACCGGCAACGTGGAACAGTCCGAGGCGCTTGGTAGCGACGCGCCAGGCATCCCGATCGACGCGGCCGCCGCTAACGAAGAGATGGGCTTCGGTAAGCCGGCACGCCAGTTGACCGACAGGCAGAAGGAAACCGCAGAGAAGGTAAAGGCGGTTAAGAAGCAACTGCCGCCAGCCGCCGCAGCGCCTAACGAGGAAGAAAACCAGCGCATCGTAGATACCGCTTTGGTTTATATGCGCGTGCTCAAAGGCGCGGCGCCTAAAGTTTTAGCAGCCGCCAGGAACGCGCAGGCGGAAGGGCGCGAGATCACACCCGAGGAACAGGCGCAGCTAGACCGTGAAACCATGCTGAGCACAAAGCCCGACCACAACAAAGAGCGGCTGCAACACCAGCTTGAGAGCTTCCTTAAGAAAAACCTACCGTGGAAGCCTGGCGCGGGAATGTACGACGCCGCCCACCGGGTTAAACTTGGCATCGCGTTTCAGTACGCGCCACCGGCAGCGGTGCACGACCTGTCACTTGCGCTCGATACCTTGAAAGCGGCGCAAGACTCAGACGCCTACGCGCTTAAGCTGTCCGAGATTGTTGACGCGCACATGCAAGGCGCAACCGGCTTGAACGCCTACCAACTGGAAACCGCAGCGTGGCACGCCTCCAGAACCATGGTGGAGATCAATTACACAAACGCGCACGGGGAGCCGGACAGTGTACACTTAACACTCGCCGCCGTCGCCAAGTATTACGCGCTTATGAAAAACGCGGATGCGTTGGTAGGGCTAACGAGCAAGCACGGCAACGCCTACACCACGGGGGCGAGCGGGCTTGAACCGCATCAAGTATCAACAGAGGAGGCTTTCGAGCAAGCCCTCGCGTCTGCGCAGATACCGCGTACGACCGGCGTTATGGGCTCAGACTTGGTAGGGGCGCGCAAGCCGCTTGAAGGCGCCACGTACCTCAACATGATCGAAGGCGTGCTGTCGGCCTTTGACGATCTTGGCGATTTGCTGGCCGAGGTCTACGCACGGCTGAACCCCGGCAAGACTTTGAAGCTGCAGCCCAAGGGCACCCACAGCGGCCCGGTCCGACGCGAAGGCATGGTGGAGAAAACGGGACACGAGCTACAGCCGGCTATGCCTGGCGACGAGTACGAATATGAGCAGGCGCACCGCGCGCGCCTTACCAAAGAAAACCCCAGCTACACCCTGCAGCGAGCGGGCTTGGAGGAGTTCATTATGCCCGGCGACCTCTTTGCGGAGCTTAACCAGCGTGTGCGCAGCCAGGCTAACTGGGCGATGGTGACGGAGCCGGCGAAGCTTTGGGACGCCTTTATGGGACACCCCGACACTAAAAATATTTTGGACGCGCGCCTTAGCGGGTTGTACACCTCGCTCAAGAACGGCTACGTCGACGCGGTAAGCGGGCGCATGGAAGCGCAGGGGCGCGCCAATAAAGCTATCGACGGTTTCATGGCCAACATCTCAATCCAAGATTTGTGGGGCAAGCCCCTGCAAGCGCTCAACCACTGGTTTACCATGCAGCGCGGATTGATGTACTCATATAAAGGGAAGATGATCCCCGCCAAAATGTTTGGTGATAGCATCTGGAAGTTTTAGACCGACGGCGGCGCGGCCCGAGCGGAGATGTCCCAGTGGGACGCGGCGCGAGTTAGGTACGCCCATAAATCGCGCATCGGCGCCAACGTGAGCCCCGACTCGTTAACGCCTCGCACACGCCGAATACAGAACGCAGGCATGGCGCCGTTTCCTTTCGGTGACGCCAAGGCGTATTACGCCATCATGGCCGCCGTGCGCGACTTCGTAAGAAGTGAGGGCGGCGGCGAAGAGACGGCCAACACAGAAGCCGTGCAGGCGGTTGAATCCCTGCTCGCGTCAAGCTCGGTTGCGAAGGTATCCGACTTGGGGCGCCACCCGTGGGGCAAGTCGCTTAAGCAATTCCACCAACCGGAGGACGCGATCGCCTCGGCCGTAATGGAGAAAGCGCGCATCGCTGCGAACTTCCCGACAGAAGAGAACGTAAAAAACTTGGTGCGGGCGCAGGTCGTCGGCAGCATATCAGCCGGGCTGTTCGCTTTGGTCCCCCTCCTTTGGAAAATAGCTTTCGACACCAAAGAGAATGCGGACGACAACGCCCACGAATGGGTGCAGAAAATGAAGTTTGCCGGGCTCACTTACCCTGCATCGGAGATCGCCCACGGCGTTGACAGCGGCGTAGGCAACCTCGTATGTAACGAGAAAAACAAAGTCTTTAAGCTCGACCACCCGATACTGCACGCCATAAACGTATTGGTGGATCTCCCGCACGACATGCAAGAGATCATGAGCGGCGAGGAAACCGCGCACCACGTTGTGCTGATGATGACCCATGTAGTGCAAGGGCTTAACCGGCCGATACCTAAGCAGCCGCTAGAATGGCTCGACCACTTGACCCCTAAGAAGCCACCGGAGAACGAACAATGAAACGCTACTTATTAACGGTACTCGCGCTCCTGCTGTTTGGTTTCACCACGGCATGGGCAACCGTCCCTAACACTACGTCACTCAGTTCCTACACGACCGACGGGGTGACGACCGTCTATGCGTTTACGTGGAGGTTGATTGACCCGACACAGATGGTGGTGACGGTTAACGGTGCGACTCAAGCGACCAGCTCGTATACGGTGTACCAAAACACTAACGGTATCGGCGGCACGGTTACGTTTAACTCAGCGCCTACGGCGTCGCTACCGCTGGTTATCCAACGGGTAAGCGACCTATTGCAAATGAACTCGTTCAATAACAACGGCGCCATCCCGCTAAAAACTCTAGAGTCTATGATGGACAAAGTAACCATCATGTGCCAGCAAACGGCGGCGCTAGTGGGCGCTGGTATAAACTTGACAAGTTCTGGCGCCTCCGTGGCGATCACTGGCGGTGGGGGTACTTACAACCTAGACGTGGCCCCGTCTGGGGTAACCCCCGGTTCGTACACCGACTTAAACGCCACCGTGGGCGCCGACGGGCGCCTAACTTCCGCCACTAACGGATCAGGCGGCGGTGGCGGGTCCGGCACTGTTGCCAATGGCGTCGCCGGGCAAGTCGGTTACTGGGCGGGAAACGGGGCCACGATCAGCCCTGAGAACAACCTAACCGGCGCTCAAATGCTCCCACTCGCTAGCGGTAGCGCCTACGTGGGCAACGCTTCTAACGTGCCCGTAGCGACCGCACTAAGCGGCGACGTCACCATGAACAACGCCGGCGTTACCACCTTAAAAAACACCGGTCTTGGTAGTGCTACTTACGCATACCCGACGTCTATAACGGTAGACAACCAAGGGCGCACCACGACGGCCACGGCGGGATCGGCACCGGCAGCCCAAAACTATTTGGTTGCCACCGTTAACGTATCTTCGGCTCAACTGCTGCTAAGCAAAACGACTCCGATCATTTTGGTTCCCGCGCCTGGCGCAACCCACTTGACCGTGGTTCACTGCATTGATTGGCGCATGACGCGCACTAGCACTGGGTATACGGGCGGTGGGGGCGGCCATTTTTGCTACAGAACCGGCACCGTTGACATAACCAACGGGCCATCGGCGACCGTTGTTACCGGCTCTACGCTAGGCACGCTCGATTACGTGTTTAACGCGCTTGACGGCACTTCAACAACGGGTACCCTTGGTGTGCAAAATGATGACGTAATCTTTGAAACCACATCCGCGAACTTCGCCGCAGGTACGGGCACTTGTGTTTGCACTGTGTACTACTCCACCATCTAGCTTGTAGACTTTTAGGGGGAACTCACTTAGACTTTTAACGTCTTCGACAGGTGGCATTAGTGACCGAGGTAAATGAAATTGGAAACGATACTGTTGTCAGTGCCAGTGCTGAAGTGGGTAATGGGCATGTTTGTCCTAATTGCGAGCGTCCTCTTAGACTACTACCACACCCACTAGCAGAGGCGATCCTAACCGCCGGCATGGTGCTCTGTGCTTGCGAATTCATATACCTTTCTTTTATCCACCCAGACGCGGGTAACATCGTCATCCCGCTAATCCTAAAGCCGATTCTGGATACAGTCGTCAGGCGCTGGCGAGCGAGGAAAGAAGCTGATGTATGAGCTTTCCCCCAAGGGCGAAGGGATGCTTAAGGGCTTTGAGGCGCTCCGACTCACGCTCTACTACGACGCGTGCGGGCTTCCCACCATTGGTTGGGGGCACCGCGTTTTGAACCCGCAGATCGTTTACTCGCGCATCAACGAGGCGCAAGCGGAAACGTACTTAACTGAGGATCTAACCAACGTGCTGACCGAGCTTAACCAACTGCAGGGGATGATCCCGTTGAATCAGCAGCAAGTGGACGCCCTTGTCATCTTTGTATATGACATCGGCGTAGGCGCCTGGCGCGGTTCGACTGCGCGTAAGTGCGTCCTCGCGGGCAAACTTTTCCTCGTACCCCGAGAGATGATCAGGTGGGTACACGACTTTCACGGCAACGTGGTGCCAGGTTTGGTGCCGCGCCAAGGCAAAACAGCGTCGCTATTCGCGACAGGAGCGTATGCATGAATTATAAATTTGGTTGGCGCCCATCGCTACCGGCTGAGCCTAAGCCGCTCACGCTGAACTTTAGGCTTCCCAAAGGCACCTACGGCCCGGTTGCAAGCGACCTGCGCACCTTACCTCACTACCCCGCCGTCTACGACCAGGGGCAAGAGGGATCGTGCACGGGCAACGCCGGCGCGTTTATGATCGACTTCCCGCTAAAAGAACAGGGCTACCCGTGGTTGTTCACCCCAAGCCGCCAGTTCATCTACTACAACACGCGGTCACTTGAGGGCACAACCGACACCGACGCCGGCGCCACCATTGCCAACACCTTCAAATCCATATCAGAGTTTGGCGTGTGCCCAGAAAATGGCAATCCGGATTGGTCGTGGCCGTACGTGGTAGACGCCACCCAGTTCAAAACCAAGCCGCCAGATCCTTGTTATAAGGATGCTAGGCTGCACGTCGCGTTAACCTACGAAAACGTGCCGCAAGACTATGCCACCATGCAAGCGGTCTTGGCTGCCGGATACCCGATTCAGATCGGATTCACCGTGCACAACTCCTTCATGACCGACGCGGTCGCTAAGTCTGGTGTCATGCCTAAGCCTGGCTTCCTTGACGGCGTTGCCGGCGGTCACTCGGTCGCGGTCGTCGGTTACCTCCCCAACAAGGCCATGGGCGACCAGGGCGTTACCGAGTGGGCAATCTGCCGCAACTCGTGGGGCGCCGGCTGGGGCGACAACGGGCATTTTTATATGCCGTGGAACGAGGTTCTTCTGAACCCTAACCGGGCTTCCGACTTCTGGTGTGTTCACTCAGTTGGCTTCAAAGGCGGCTCGACCGCGCTTGACACGTTTATCGAAAAGGGCAAAGCGGCCATGCCGGCGCTAAAAGGCGCCGATTGGATTCAGGTTGCCCGCATCGTTTGCGCGATCGGCAAACCACTATTCGACGACCTGTGCCCGCTCATCAGCCCATGAGCGACGACGAGCCCACCGAAACGTTCGCATTTGAACGCGAGAGTAAGCGCGTCGTAGCTCAAGCATCGCACTTTATGGCGGAGCTTAAGATCGGCAACGCGGAAGCTGACAGCATAATCGCTTCCTGCGTAATAGAATCGGTTATGGAAATTTGGCGAGTCACCAACGCCGACGAAAAGAAAGCACGGGCGACTAAGCGATGATTACCTTACGATTCTCCACCGTCCCTGGTGCACTTACGTGCCAGCTCATTCGTTGGCAAACCTGGTGCGATTACTCGCATGTTGACGTCGTTATCCCTGGCGTTGGTTTGCTCGGCGCCCAGGTTGACGGCGTTAAGATCCGACCATTCAACTACGCCGGGCCGAACGCCAAGGTGCTCTACCAACAGGTTGACTACTTGACCCCTGGCGAGGAAGCCGACTTATACCAGTTTCTCAAAGCGCAGATTGGCAAACCCTACGACTTTGGCGCCCTGCTTGGTGATTTGCTGCACCGCGACTGGCG